TTATAATCGGCATCTTCTATGCGTGGTCTGCCGACAGGGTTTTTTTCTTTTGGTGCCGATAAGTTAAGTGTCATCTCTTGTTAACCAGATTTAAGTTAAAATTCTGTCGCTAGAAATCTTTTGCGGTCGCGCGTTACCCGTAAAAGTTAGCGTCTGAAAGTACCTTTTCGTTTAGCTGTGGCTTTAGCACGCTTGAAAGCACGCGCAAAATTGTTCCCGAAAGCACGCCTTGCTGTGGTGTTTGCATCATCATAGAAGCCAAACTGTTTCTTGATCTGCCCTGATGGTTCAAGCAGGTACAACATCTGCACGGGATAACGATCCTTACCCACGCGCCGCATAATTGCCATATCACCAGACTTGACCAGCCGTTGAATGAATACACCTTTGCGGTTCAACAGTTGGCGCGGTCTGTCTGCTTTACGCACTGCGCCACCGCTTGTGCGTTGCACTGTGTTCTGATTGCTTGGTATCGCCAGATGCCTACCGCGTGGTGTCTTAACGCCACCTTGTGTCAGACGTTGCAGATAATCGCGTTGCATCTTTCCGCGCGTGTTGCCTACGACCGCACGCAGGTTTTTCTTAGTAGCATACACATCTGGGTTACGCTTGCTGATAGGTGTCAATGCGGCTTGCATAAACCGTCTGTTACGCACTGTCACATCTGATGGCCAAGTGCGTTCGATAATCTGGCCGCGTACATCTTTGGCTGTGTCATTGATAGCCATTGCATATGCAAACGGCATTTGGTTCTTACCAAACGCATCGATGGCTTTCGCAAACGCAGGCAGATTGCTTGTGACATTAACAGACATCGACCCTGCCGCCGCTTGTGCTACTGCACCACGGTCAATGCCACCACCTATCGCGCCACGGGCCGCGCCACCTACTACTAATCGCCCCGCGAATGCCAACAATGGTATAGCCATCAGTGTGTCGTTTCTTCTTCCAGTTCTAATATAACTACAGTGCCAGACGTATCACGCGCATCGAATATGATGCCATCGCATTCTGTGCAGTTGATCGTGCCGCTGTTTTCCTCGACATAGCCATATGTCTCGCTTCGACACTCAGGATGCGCACACTGCACTATGTTTTCGAAGAATAACACATAAGCCATCTGCAAACCATAAGCGCAAAACAAAAGCCGGTCAATGACCGGCTAATGTCGATAATATTATATATATTATATATATTATACTCTTAGGCTTTGTTGCAGTTTGCCAAGGTTGTACCAGCGGTTTTGATCTTCAGACCGTTGGCGTTCTTTACTCTTTACGCGCCGGTCATAACGCGAAATAGCATCATTGAACTTTCTTTTCGGCAACTTATCGCCAGCCAGTTCGTAAACATAACCCCCAGTCGATTTGCTACCGTCAACGCGATCAACCAAGCCCACAGCGTTCATTCGCGTTAAATGTGCAGACACACTGCTTTTGGTTGCGTCAAAACTATGCAGTAATTGCAACTTATGTGCGTCACGCATTTTAAAGCGTTGCTTTGGGTTATCGAATTGCCGGTAAAGCAATTCATATAAATCCCACGCACGCAGTTTTTGCTCGTATGGTTGCACCACTTTGGATTTCGGCGGGTGCTTATAACTGCAATCGAAATCAGGCGCAGTTGTCAGTGGTGGCGGCACGTCAACATTTTCGCGCACGACAATCGGCTTTTTATCTTTGATAGCCTCATAATCAATTTCAATGTTGGCTTCGCTATCGATGGCCGCCGCTAAGATTTCGGCCAGACCCTGCTTATCGCATTTGATTTTGATTAGGTATTTATTCATTTCGTGATCTCCTCGTTTTCAATTTCTGGCGGGTCACTTTTGACATCGCCACTACCGTTACAGATTTCGCAGATTACCCGCTTGCCTGTTTCGATCTCATAACGCCCCTCACCAAAGCAGTTGGTGCAAGGCACCGTGTAGTCAATATAATATGGCGGCACAAAGCCTTTTGGGTAGCTGGTCACTGAACCACACCCCAGTTGCCGGACATCCACGCCCATATTGTGTATTCCTTGCCCCACACGTCAAACATTAGTGACGCCACGGCCAGCAAAAACACCAGCCCAACTATTTCTTGCCATAATCTCATAACTTAAACCGTATCACGCTGTGACCGCGTGCCTCTAAGCAATCATCCCGCATTACACCGCGCACATAGGGGCTGTCATACCACCTTGCGGCCATATCGACCAAGGCGCGGCATTCTGTAACGTCACGCTGATAAAGCTGTGCCTTATCTTCACTGACGCGCAGATCGGCTATTGGGGCGCGACTAGCGCACCCCGATAACACGATTGCTGTTACGACTAGCCAGCGCATTAGTAATTCTCCATAATTACGCCATCAGAATTGCGGTGTAATTCCCAACCAGCCATATCAGCGAATTTCCAATCATCTTGATCATCATACATCACAAGCTGGATAACATCAGCCAAACAATCAGTCGGCAAGCCAGCGTTATCTAACGCAATATGCGCTTTCAGCGTGTTGTCTTTGTACAGATGAAACTTTGCCATCGCTTCACGTTCTGACCCAATGTGATCAACGCGAAAACAATTTTTGCCGTTTTTGTTAAAGGCTCTCAATTCGTATGTATACATTATGCAGTCTCCCGTTTTGCGATTAAGCCTGTTTCAGCATTTTATTTTTTGCGTCAAAGTCGTCTGACAATTTGCATAAGTCGGCGGCCAGCTTTTTTTGCTTCTCAGTCAAAAGGCCAATTTGCGATACAGCTAGTTTTAATTCTATAGCCACACGAATTTGATTTGCGATCTTTTCGCTTCGTGCATAGCGACCTGTTTCTGGATTGAGGAAACCACGACCACGGCGCGGGTCATCAGTTTGGAAAATGCCACGCAATTCGCGCTTTGCTACACCGTCAACACCTTGACTGATTATTACAGACGCCCAGTAAAATGTACTGCGACCGTTTTCATCTGTGTAATTGCCCCATTCAATATCTTGCATTGTGCGACAATCGCGGATTTCATTTACATAAACATTCATTTTAGTCTCCCTTGGTTGAAGCGGGGCCGTTAGGCCGCCGCCTCTTTTTTCTTTTCTTCGATAAGTGGCTTAATGCCTAACCGCGCCGCACCTACACCGATTAACTCTAAGTTGCGTTTAGCCGCTTCTACATCGCCACGCTCTATGGCCAAACAGTAATCTTTATAGAAAATTGCATAAAGATTGATTTGACGCTGAAATGTTTCGAATTTCATTTTGCAAACTCCCGTTTTGCTGTGATAATTACAAGCCGTACCACCATCATTCACACTTGTCCACACTTTTTACACATCAGCACCCACTTTTTTTAATTCTGCAATCACATCTGGTCGATTAAGCCTATAATAGTTGCGTAATGTCTCACCCATCGTCTGCCATTGTTCTAAACTGATCATTTTGCGCTGTGGCGGTGTCCATTCTGTCGATTGCCCATTAATCGGCCTAGAATGCCCTGTGACGCGCTTTGGTGCCTTTTCCGCTTCCCGCATACACCAGTTGCGCCAAAACGCCTGTACATCGATATATGCGGCTTTATTGCCGTTTTGCTGATCCCACATCCTGATGCGTTGCAGTATTTCACCACCATTTAAGCCTTTACTGGCCGCATATGCCAGATCTTCATCTGATGGCGTCCAATCACAAACTTTGGTCTTTCTATTTTTATTAATTTTAGTTTCTTTTAGTTTATGGTTGTCAGTGTGACAGGGGTGGGTAGTCAGACTGACTAGGGTATACTGTGACGATTTACCAGTACGGTGGGTCACTGTGACCAACCCATCATCCACCAGCTTTTTGATTTTCCGGCGCACTGTCGCTTCGCTTGCACCCGTAAAACGCGACAAATACCCTGCGCTAGGCCACGCAATGCCACTATCGGGGTTTGAACAGTTCGCCAGCGCGATAAAAACCAGCTTTTCTAGCGGGTCATCCATCGGCGTTGTAAACGCTATTTTTAGTGCTTCAATGCTCATTATCAATCACCTCTAGTGTCAGTGCCGCATAGCCAATGATGTCCAACAGGCTATCAACGTGCTTGCAGTCACTATTTGCCAGCCGTGACAGTTTCATTGCGATCATCATCGCGCCAAACTGCTCCGGCGTGATGTCTTTGCCAGCGATCATCGACATCATCTGGCTGGTCTGCGTCCAGTTTTTCCGCAGATCGCCATAACTTTCGCCGCGCTGTTTCAGTATCGCTTGCACATTTTCTAGTGCTTTAGAACGGTTCATTTATCTTTTCCACTATTGTAAATTTATCGATGGGTATTTCAGCCATTAGCCCAAAATCGCGTTCTATGCCACGATCACGCCTACCGCCAATGGTAGTTTCAAAATCCACGTTGAAATTGACATAGCCAATGCAATCAATCCAGCGCACGATCAGAAATGTCGGCAAGCCGGTTTCAGTCGCCACTTGCCGCGCATACATCATTTTGTGCAGATGTAGCAGTGACGTTTTATATCTGCTAATTTCAAAGCTACGGCATTTAATTTCCGCAAAAGCCGCAATCCCGCCTTTACGCACCAGCCCAAAATCGAGCCGATCATATTCTGGCAGTTTCACAAAATCCACGCCCCATACGCGGCTGACTGCCTGCATCGTTTTCAGTTCAAGTGCCAAATGTGCGTGAGTTTCCATTTCAGCCCCCATTTGGATCATATGACAAGTTGTTAGGGTTGAACGGTATTATGTTGTGCTTGTTACGGGTCGTTTTGCAGTAGTCGGCCCGTATCACGCCCAACGGTTCAACACCATCTTCGATGTGTCTGGGATACACCCGCACTTCAATGCCGGTTCTGCCTTTAAACAAATGCACCGTCAGATCTTTGATATCGATCCAGCTTTCAGCCGAAAGCATCGTATAGGTGCGATCACCGATAGTCTGATACCCGTCATCCATTCGCTAATATCTCCCGCGCCACATAGCAAAATGTGTCAATGTCCATTTCGCAGGCGTATTTCCAGTCGTGCTTTTCAGCCAGATCACCAGACATAATGAAAAACGCCAGATATGTCATCGCTTGCACCGGCAACCGCACCCGCGTCTTTGATCTATCTAGTCGGTAAAACAACGCAGGCATCTTGCCAGCTTGTTCTGCCGCAGTGCAAACCTGATCCCACCATCGTGGATCTACGCCGGTTTTTCTTCTTTTACATTCTATGACAAAAGGAAAATCGCAATCATCAGTATATAGGTCGCCAAGATTAGCTTCGCGCGTTTGTTCCAACTGACGTTGAAATTTAAAACCAAGCTGAAAATGTAATTCTTTAGCAATTTCAAATTCATAACCTTTACCTTTATTCCGGCTTTTCAGTCCAGACATCATTGCCCCCGTTTGTTGCTTTTGCACATCATTGCCGAAATCAAATAAATCTGTAAAGCGTTAATTAAAATGTTGCAAAATGTGAAAGCGTGGAATACTGTGTCGAAATGAAACGGGAAATCGGAAAAGAATGGCGTGACGCTGACCTGACACACTTGTCAGTCAGCCAGTTAAATCGCACGCCTGCATATTGGATTTACGCATATTTGTATCTGCGTGATGATCGTAAAAACATAACTGTCGGTGAAAACGCCGCAGTCGGTACGGCTGTGCATAATGGCACGCAGGCAATCGTCTGTCACGGGCTTGACATCACTGATCAGATCTTGGCGGCGCAGATTGCGTTTGATTTCCACGATGCAAATCAAGATGCCGCTAAACGCGAAAAATATCGCGATTGCATACCGGATATGATTCGCAATGGCGTTGATATATTGACTGAATACGGGTTTGTCGGCGCGGTCGATGAAGAACGTATTGAAACGTGGCTGGATGGCGTAAACGTGCCGTTGATAGGCTTTGTTGATATGCTGGTGCCGGATACGATGTTTTGTGAAATCAAGACCAAAGCACCGCGCAAAACCAAGCTGTTAAAAGATGGCACGCAGGGTTGGGCCAAAGCGACCCTGCCAAAAGCACCGGAAAAATCGCACATTGCACAAGCCGCCATTTATCACCACGCACTGCAAGTGACGCCATCGATCTGTTATGTGACTGATCACGATGCTGTAATGTTTACGCCATTTAACTGTGATGAATTAAAAGCTGACGCACTGGCAGACGCTGTGGAAGATATGCGGCAAAAGGCATTGATCCGGCAAAACCTGTTGCGGGTTAGCACCGATCCAAAAGTGCTGGCCAGCTTTACCGATCCAGACTGGTCGCATATGTACCAGTGGAAAATAGAAGATGAATATTTAGAAAAGGCGAAAAAACTATGGAAGCTGTAAAACTCGACAAAGCATTAAGCGATTTCCGCAGTGCGGCAA